CGATCTTGTCTTGTCCATTCGCGTCTACTGTTGGCTCTTGTCCTGGTGGTAAACCAGTAGCCAACTGTTGCATCATGTCAGGTAACTCACCAGCGGCAGCCATACCCGGTATAACGTTTGTGCCTGGTGCTATCTCTTCCATGCGAGCATTTGCAGCTTCCATTGGTGACTGTGGTTGAGCTGGTGTTTCGTTCTCTTCAGGTGTTAACACATAACGACCGGGGTTATCGAAACCAAACTTCACCAGTAAGTCATAGAACAGGTTACTGTAGTTTATCATCTGCTGAAACTGTGGTACGTTTGCTGTCAACGTGAGAAAGTCTGTTAACAGTTGTATGTTTCTGTCTCTATTGATGATGCTTTTGCTCGCTGTTATCGTTAAGCTGTAGTCCTTGCTAAGGTCTTCAGGTAACATTTGAAAATACTTAGCGTTGCCTTCATCGCCTGCTAACTTAACAATAGCTGACTTGCTTATGTGTTTCTTCAGCAACTCATAGGCTCTTGTAATAAGCGGCAGTATAGCAACTGTTTCTATGTGTTCGTAGATGTCGGTTAACCTGTTACCACCAGCATCCTTAACACTTCTGATTTCAGTTGCTGTTACGCGCTCACCTGTTCTGTAAGCATTGGCTGATATGCCAGCACCTGTGCCTATGTTGCGGTCAATCTTTTGGTCTAACGTTTGAGCTTCTGTGTACGTAACGTTAAAGTTGTTCGTAGGTGGATGTAAAGGCGTTAGTGCTTCTTGTCTACCTACGGTTATTACTTGCCCTGGTTTTGTCTTGATGTCGTCAGGTTTAGTAACCCCATCGTCAACAAACAGCCACATGTTATCGACACTAACGGCTATATTATCTAGCCTACGGTTCATTAACACATTGTTCTCAAGTATCAAACCTATGCTGCTCTCTACAATAGACAACCCGTAGGGTGAGTCTGGTGTCTCAAACAAGCTAGCGATAATCCAATCAGGTGTTTCTTGCTCATGCTCTCCTATACAAACGTCATCTACCATGTAGTAAAGCGTTTGCTCCACAGGGCAGAAGTATTGCGTTAGGTTAACTAAACGCTCACCAGCAGGTCTTACAGTGTCACGAATGTAGTCTGCATCTGTTTGGTCAACATTAGCTAACTCATCAAACGCTTGCTCTTCATCATCAGTTTCTAATGTGTTAAACAAATGAAACATTTCGCTGAACTCAGCAAAGTTAACTTGTGTGTCGTAGAAACTAAAGCTAACGTTGCTGTTGTACCTACGAGAGCTTTCAACATAAGTGTTGTGCATTGGTACGCACTCAAACACAATAGAGTTGTCTTGCCAACGCACCGCCATAGCTGAATTACCAGTTAACAAGAGCTGCACCAGATACAAACGAAACTCTCGTTTGAAGTTACTTCTGTTCATGCAATCGACAAAGAAAGCATTAGCTAGCGGGGCTACTTCTGCTAACCCCGGTTCTCTAGCCTCCAGTTGCACCCATTGGTCACTGTAGAATAAAGCGTTACGAACGTAACTACCAACAGTCTCAATAACCTCGAACACTCGTCCATCATTTAGTTTCGATTGCCAACCGACATCGTTAGCAAGCTTTAGTGGCTTAGTCTTATACAGATGCCAAAGCTCTTGCCACTTAGCTGTCAATGGCTCTCTTATGCGTCTCTCCTGTTCTATGGTTTCGTAAACAGAAGTTTCAATAGTCTCCTCTAGAGTTCTGTTGAACTCTCGTTCCTCTCTACGCTGCTGTAGCTGACCTATAGCCACTCAAGTAACCCTCTTCACTATTGTTTTCTTGTCGTCTAATGTCTATATTCAGTGGTACACCTTCAAAAGCAACCTTCTGATTATCGTACTTGTAAACCTCTCGTGATGGTAAAGAACGCTCGTATAGAGTAACCAAAGCATCTAAGAAGTCATCGTGACGTACACCAGGGTAGTTTGACATTTGCTTCCAGAGCTTCTCTTGTGTTCTTATCCGCTCGCAAACAATAATCTTACCTGTGTTAATTGGTAACTCTAGTACCCCTTGTATCTTGCTTTCCTTTGGTCGTTGCTCATAGTGAGTACACATGATAATCGCTCGTCCGTTGACGTAGGAGGACTCAGGTTTAAACAAGTCAGGCACAAGCTGACCGACACCATTAGCCTCTGAAAACACTCGCAGTGTGTTGTACTTAAGTGCAAACTCTTGCACCTTCTGTACAACCTCAGCAGCAGCCATGCGTTCCACATGAGCATCGATAACCAATAGAGTACCATCACGAAACTTGCCACCAACAGCAATACCGCAGTCATCTCCTGTTTTACTTGTGCTAAATGCAGGGTCAAGAGCAATAATAGGCGATAGTATCTCGATACGATTGTTTGGCAAACGTACGCACATCTTACCGTTGGATGTAAACACAGAACTATCGGGTAGTACCTGGATAGCTTCAGTAGCAAACAAATGCGAGTCCTTGCTGTAGACTGTGTTAAGGTACTGCGAACTAAAGCGACGTGGACTTAAGCGAGCCTGTAAACTAGCGACTATTCGCTCGTTATATCGCTCTTGCCACAGGTATCCATCCGTAGCGTCTTTACCATTGCGATAGATGTTCCGCGAATGTACGTGATAACCTAACTCTTGTTGCTTGTCTATCACTTGTCCATAGTAATCGTCCACCGCATAACGTGTACCGTTGATTATCACCTCGCCACCTAAGATGTCGTTTATCACAAGCTCTCCAGAGTCAACCTGAACTAACCTTGGCGGATTAATGACACTCTCGACATCAGCTATCCACTCCTCAACTTGTGCCTTCTTCTGCTCACTCTCGATGTTCTTAAAGTCAACCAGGTCATCAAGGATTATCAGGTCGAAGTGCATACCAGTGATGGTAGTGCCAACACTAGTGGCAAATACCGTAGGCTCTTTATAACGACCGTCTCTCACCACCTGTAACGCTACGTTGTTCCATATGACTTTGCGGTCTTCAGCATCTGTGTCCTGGTTAAAGTTACGAGCGTTGGTTTTCTTTTGTATCGCTGGTATCAAGTTACCTTTGATGTGAGGTCGATTGTTCCACACGCTCTGTAACTCAGGGTTCTCCAGATAAGACCTAAGCTCTCGTATGAACGAATAAGCCAACGGTTGTAAGTTACACGACACTAGTATCCTTATCTCTGGGTTACGGTAGATTCGCCACAGACTATAGAGAACTGTACCAACTGTAGACTTTAGATGACCCCGTGGCATCAACACTAGTCTCCTCAAACAAGCGCCATACTCATCGCCCTCAAACGCTAACTTATGCTGACACTCGCTATTCAACTGCGGGCTAGTGAGAAACACAGCTAAATCCTCGTGACACTCACTAAAGTTATCCCATCCACCGTGGAACTTAAGTAACTCGGCAAATGCTGTCATATCAGTTAACGCTCGTACCGCTAGCTCTGTGCTACCTCCAGTGCTTGGCTTACGTCGTTGCGCTTGCATCTTAGCTACAGCTTTCTTCTGCGGCACAATCACGTTGCTCTTGCTTCTTGGTGACGCTAGCATATCATCGATTACAAGAGCTGATTTAGTCATCCTATGAAACCCTTGCGTCTAGTTGTTGTGTTGAACTTTTGTTTAGCAACAGTAGATGCAGCTAGCAAGTTACTTATGTTGTTGTTAGCTACAGTTTCGTTAGTAGCTATCGTCTGCTGCTTTTGTACCTCTTGTTCCTTTGCCGCTTGCTTGCTGTTGTAGTCCATTTGCATCTGCTGTAGATTCTTAAGATACTCTTGCAACGCCACACTATAGTCAGCTTGCGCTTGTTGACCCTGCTGTAACTGCTGTTGTAACGCCGCAAGTGCAGCCTGACTACTAGCGTTTACTGACTCATATGCTGCATTTGATTGCTGCTGTATGTTAGCTATGTTTCTATCGTACATCTGCTGCATTTGCTTCTGTTGTGACTTAGCTGCTTCAGTTGGGTCACTATAGCTTACCTTCTGCTGCTTAGGTTTTTCTGTCGCTTTAGTCTTGTTAGCTTTACCCATGTACATTAGTACCTACTTATGTTATTGTTTCGTTTACACTCTCGTTAGTAAGTGGTCGTTAACACATGCAGGCTATTGCAACCACTACGTGTTATCTTTTGTTTTCCATGTGTTTACTTTAAGGACGGTCTACCAATCTAGCTAATGCTGTATAAACAATAACTTAAGTAGACCGCCTCAGTAGCTTTAGCTGAGTCGGTTGTCAGAAGCATAACTGAGTGATGCAGTTGTCCAGGCTGCATTAGCGTTTTTTCAATAGCCACGCTTACCTTTGCTTTTTGAGAGAGCTATAGTATATATAGGGCAATTGAAGGCAACCTGTGGAAAACTCTTGCAACCCTTGCCACTACGTTATCTTAGGGAACTTTTGAAGCTAAACCTATGTTTCTCATCGCTTACGTTAATAACACAGATAAAATAGCTAAAGTTGGGTGGATTAAAGACAACAGCAAACCTCAGCGACTAGGTGCTAACTGGAAAGCTTTAGTATTCTCAGACCTTTGGTTTTCTACACCTGATGCTCAAGCTTTACATGACCTCTACTGCCACTACGTCAGCATGAGCTATACTGTGTTAAACAAACGAATACCAGGTAGCCCTTTGCAGCGAGAGGTTGCTTGGCTAAAGAACGCTAATACTTTCGAGTGCGGAACTTTAGATTACGATGTTTCAGTTGCTGCTACTGTACCCAATCGCTTTTACTTGGAGATAAACTAATGTCCACTAAACTTACACTTGACGAATTGGTTGCTCAAGTTGATGCTTACGAGTTAACAGAGCCTAACGATAAAATGGCTTTAGCAGTACAGATAGTCAGCGCTTATAAACCAACTGCTGCCTTACTAAAGCTACTCGTTCGTTACTCTGAGATTGTGCTAGACAGCCAACGCAGACCGAATAAACATCAGTAGCAATCCTAAGTAGCGCTTGGTGCTTTCTGTAGTTACCTTACGTTCGATAACTTCAGCCAACACATCAAGTGCTGCTGCTACTAGCTTCTTGTCCTCGTCAGAGACCTTTAGTGGCTTAACTACTTGTGCATTCAACCCAGTCTCAATCGTTATAAGACCCGCCAGTGTCTCAATGTTCTGAGAACCAACGTTATCAGCTTTCTCTTGTACTTGTTCCTTTTGCTCATCTGTCGCTTCTATCGATGGCTCTTGGTTGATACCAATGCCTTCAATATCCTCTTGACGTTGGTTATCTTCTGTTGACTCCAACGCTGCTGCTCTTATTGTCCTTGCCATTTGTGTTTCTCCTTAGTTATATAGGTGCTCTTGGTTGATACCAAACTCACCATCGTGAATCAAACTTATGTAGTCTATCGTCACATCTTGCGATTGCACTGGAACAAAGAACAATTGCCAACGCAGTGACGTATGGAACAGTGTGGGCTCGTGAGGGCACTAGTTTCCTGTGGATGATTCGCTTGCCCATCTAGCAGCAGTGTCCAATTACATTAGTTAGCCATAAACTTTTGTAACTTGTCACCAGGTATAACCGCAGTGTCGAATTGCGACTCATTTGTTGCTCTCAACGCTGGCATGAACACTCGGTAATGTGTTGACGCCCATCTGCCAACCAAACATCCTGCGCTCCATTTGCCAACTAAAGCTGGTGCTGGCGATGATGAATCGTTACCTGTTGTGTGTTGGTTGATGCCAAAGATGCCCTCGTCTAACTTGTCACCAGGTCTTATGTAGTCTTCATTGGCATCACGATAGCCTTTCACAGGTCTACATTGAACTAAAGCTAGCTGAGACTTATGCGCTCCTATAGTCCAGGCATTTGTAAACTGAATGTCATTTGCTATCCTAAATGCACCTTTGTCATTCATTCGATTCTCTGTGTAGTAGCGTCCTGGTTCAACAGTAGCTTCTGCACTCATGATTACTTTTCCATCGTCTGTTACTAACACACGTACATCATTCCATTTGTCAGGTTGCTCACTGACTGGTTGCCATGTGTCAGCGTTAGCATCTTCTATGTACACTATGTTCAATGGTGACACTCGCCACTTTTTGCTACGCATGTACGCAATCAATTGTCTGCCATCTTGTGCCATTGCTTTTGTTACCTCTTGTGTTTACCTCTT